AGACTCAATACCCTTGCGCGTGAAGACGTAAGCGTGGTCTTCGTTAAACGAGAAACCAGCACACTCTATGTGTGGCCTGTGACCTTCAAGGTCAGCAGCAACAAACCCTCTACTACCAATATCACGGATAGCAGCCAGTACAGACTTTCGACTATCACAAACGTCAACAGTAGGGAGGACTGGATTCGCAGGAGGATTGAGTGCAAGACGAAAATCACTGACCAAGTTAGGGAAGTTGTCGCTATCACGAATGACAGCAGCAGGATTGTTGGTGACGATGACTCGCTGAATCCTGAAATCAGAGCTAACACGCTCATGTACGATACCCCGTCCTTTTTGCAGACTTGTCTTCGCTATCTCTCGCGCCGGTTCCGCACCCGCAGCAATGATCGTATCGGCGCTATCCATGTCGGCATCCAACCGTGCCTTACACCGTCGGATCGCTTCTTTCGGCGGGTCTTCCGTTTCGCAGAGGACGATGTTTGTCGTTTTGATCTGTTCACGCTTGTAGCCGTTCTCTTCCAGTAGGTAGTCAACAACCTTGCCGCTCATGCCAGCAAAGGGCTTACCTTTCTCGGCATCCTTACGCCCTGGACTACGGCTAACCAGCACAACCGAAGCGTTCTCCGGGCCGGTGGTGTAAGCGGCGTCCCGTTTCTGCAACGGGCAACCGTCACAATCAGCTAAAGGGTGCTTCTTCATACGTCACGTCCCAACAGTACATAGACGGATTTCGCTTGTACCAAAACTTCTGGCCTTTCGCGTTTGGCTTCTCGAAGATACGCGGCTTAAGATCCTGAACCTCGTAATCGGTAATTCGCGGTGCAGGTCTGCCTGTTGGCGTAGGCCACAGTACCCACCCTACACCTTCTAGGTAGCACTGTACGGCTTCTACTGTCTCAGCCATGTTGCACCTTCGCATCCCATTCTTTCTCGACCATCGTTAGCAACCGATCACGAATGTTACGTGCATCATGGAGAGCATCGTCCTTATCAATAGCTTCACCGATCATGGCCTGTCTGAGAGCGTTGAACACTTGTTCGTCAAACACGTTGAAAGCCTTTGGAGCAGTGCCAGGTTCATAGCGTTCCCAAATGACTATACCATCCGTGTTAACGTAACCGGAATAGCTATGGTCGTCGTTGTAAAGGTAAACGTCGTAACGTAGTGCTTCGGGCCTATGTATGATCTTGACAATCACGGTGCAGGCTGTGGGTAGATGATATCGCGTAGGTTGGGCTGGAAGAAACCGTCGCCCTTAATGACCTTACCGTACTCGTCCTTGTGAACGGTACCGTCCTCGTCTAGCTTGCTCATGTTGCTAAGGTGAACCTCGCGGAAGCACTTGTCGAGGTCAATACCGAACGACACTGCTGTACCACACAGCACGTAGATAAGGTCACAAAGCGCATCGGCGTACTCTACGAGGTTCTCGTCTTCCCATGCGTCTTGCAGCTCTTTCCATTCTTCTTTGTGTAGACGATCTCTAAGCGTGTACAGTTCTTCGTTATCGAGGTCTTCGTGCAGAAACGGGATAGGCCCATGTCCGACCGCTAGCCCGAACTTCTCATGGAACTCTTTAACCATTTCAAACATCGTTTGCGGCATTGACTTTCCTTTCCTTATAAGTCATCCAAGCGTGGTGCCCAACCATAGATAGATAACCGCCTGTTAGAATCCCGAACGTAACACTGTGGTTATAGTACGACATAAACACGAAGTATACGCTAAACACTACGTACCAAATTTGGTACTTAAACAGCTTACGGATCACTTGTTCAATTCCTGAATGATCGTAGTTGCGAGGCCCATGAGCTTACCCTTCGCGTCTTCGATACTTTCCTGCGAATAGCCGTAAAACGTCCAACACGCCTGTTCGCTATTCCAGTCGATACGCCAGTTAGGTGCGTCGAGCGGAATCTTCAGGTAGACTTCGTGCCTAGAGCTTGTAACGAGTGCTGGCTTACGCTCAAACTGTTGTTCGTCCCTAGCCATTATGGATGCTGCCTTCCGTGTTTGTTGGTCTTACGCTTGTGAATACGACTAGCCTTCTTAGCGCGGCCTTCACCGGGAAGGCTCTCTTTAACCATGCGCTGAAAAGCCTGCACTGTGGGTCTTTGCATGAACTTCTGCGGAACGCTCTTTTTACTCTTCATAGTATTGACTCTCCGGTGGCTCGGGTACCAGCTCGTTGAAGATGTGCGGCAGACCTAGCGCAGTAAGCAGCTTGTCTGCTGTATCGGTTCTAACCATGTCCTGCTTGTTATTCAGGATGCGAACGATAGCACCCTCGGATAGTCCTGCGTTGTCGGCTAGCGCACCTAGCGTTCGTCCCATGTCTACCCACTCCTGAACGTAGGGTCGCAGGTCTGAGCAGAGAACGCCTCTATAGATGTTTCCGTTCTTAGCTACCTTCATTGTAGTCTTATACCTCAGTTGCCTTTCTAGCTGATTGATACGTTCTTCTGTGGCTTGTTGCAGCTTACGAAGCGTGTGGAGTTCTTCAAGTATTTGCTTGTTGTCTTGCACTGAGCATCTCCGTAAAGCATGCTTCCAAACGCTTGTGGAGTTCTGCGACTGTACTGTTGTTAACGACGATGAAATGGATGAGTTCCTCGTCTAGTCCTTGCTCGCTGACATGTACATCTGGCCCTTGAACTGTGTCGCGTACAATCTCAATAACGTAGTCACACAGCGTAACCTCGTTGTTGAAACGAACGTCCGAAATGACGTAGTTGTCACGCATGGTGCCTTCGTCCATCCGACGCTTAAGCTGGTCAACCCAGAAGCTAGGCCCGAAGACTTCTCTACCCATTTCAGTGCCGAAACGCTGTAGAAACTCTCTGAGAGACATATCTTCGTGAACGTGGTATGCGCCCATGATCGCTTCATAACCGACAAGGAACTTAACGCGAGCATTAACGTTGTTCTTGTACTTATCCATGTATTCCACAGGAACGTCGAACAACTCAGCAGCAGCTTCCTTAAGCACGTCGGCGTAGGCAACCTTAGTAAACCCGTACTTGCCTACGAAGTACTGAGCGGCGGTGTCCTTGCCTGTGCCTTTACGACCTGTAAATCCGATGACCATTACAAGTCTCCGAAGTAGAGAATTGCAAAAACAGCAGCACCGATCAGAATTGCGAAGATCAAGTCACGTACGGTAATGAGCAGGATACCCTGCCAACTATCTCTATCGTAGCTTTTAGACATTAATCGCCTTCTTCCTGTAATGCGGCCACAGTCTTCTCTGCAATCAGATCGTCGCCGTGACCCTCACGACATGCCTGTCTGATTTCCCGCAGTTTCGCCTCTAGCTGAGCTATATGGTTGTACACGTACTTAACGTCCTTGTTGAAATGAGGCTCGTCAGGGCCACGAAGACGGATACGACCAAGCGCAATTTGCCAGTGTCTCACTACTTGAACCCACCGTGCTTAGTGTATTCCTTCTTGGTGGTATCCTTCACTCGCATGCCAAGTTCGTTAGCAACCCTGTTAGCAGCGCGCATGGCATTAGACTTGCTGAAGTAAGGCTCGCTCACTGATAGGTCTTCCTCGTTGGCAGCAACGATAACGTAGTAGTACCTGTTAAACGGATTCAAGCTCTTGTTTCTGCGAATCTCGATACGCATAGTGAATGCCTCCTGATTGGGTGTTAGCCTAACGCGCAATGACAATACCGCTGTCGCCGACACCAGGCACACCAGCCGTAATGCGCTGCTTGACAGTATCACTACGAATGGTGGTAAGCTTGCGAAGGAACCTACGCCGGTAGCGATCGTTGAAGTCGTCCACGTCGATCAATTCAAGGTCGATCATCGTCTGAACCACCGTACCGAGCTGAACGTCCATAGCGAAGAAATCGTGATCGACGGCTTGAGGATGCATGCCCGACTGGTTCCAGTTACCAATCTCAGCGTTAAGAGCGTCGATCAGTTCTTGGCCTGAAAGCTTCTCAATCTCGTCTTCTTCGATAACAGGTGGGCCGTTCTTACGCATACCAGGCACCTTGTCTACACCGGCCATACTCTAATACCCCTTCCTTCCTTTTTAACGTGGACTTCCCCGCGTTGCATCAAAGTCTCAAGTATCGGGTCTACGTCCCTAGCCCACAGCTTGTAGTTCTGCATGATTTCGGACTTGCTGATACCAGGCTTAGACTTGATAGCACGCAAGATGCGCTGAAGCTGATGTTCGCTCTGAGTGCGGCCAGCATTGTGGAGCAGTTCTACGGAGTAGTGACCCCACTGTTGGACATAACGTGCCGCGTTAGCCAAGTCATCGGCTTCCACCTTAATCGTGTTATCCTTCGACGGCACCTGGCGAACTGCTGCGAGCAGTACCCCGAGCTTGAGACAGCTAAACGCCATACGAATGAAGGTAGGCACGGCCAGCTCTTTAATAGCTGAGTTGTTGGCTTCATGCGTAAGCGTTGTCTCGATCATGTTGAAGAGTTCCCAGGCTTTCGTCGTTAGGTGAGCTTCCTGCTTAATCGGAACAGTCAACGTGTTACCAAGCAT